ACTGGTTTGATTGTATTGTTGCTGGCTGATTTTTTTCGCATCCAGCGCAGTTTTTAGATCCTGAACATCCTGTTTATAACTGGCGTTCTCGCGCGCTTCCGGTAATAACTTCTCAGCAGCGGCCTGCGCTTTAAGTGCGTTGGCCGTGTCCCAAATTTCGCCTCGATATTTACCAGCCAGCGCTATTTGTTCCTGGGTAGCACCTTTGCCAAGTGATTGTTGCGCTGCGAGAACCGCTTGCTCTCTGCTTAGCTCAGAAGTAGACCTGGAGGCAAGTTCAGACTGTTGCTTCAAATTCGTAAGTTTTTGGGCGATTACTTCTTGCTGATTAGCATATCTGGTCGCCTCAGACGTGGCGTCTTTGGCTTCCTTCTTACCTTTCTGCTGAGCTTGCTGGGCGTCGTATTCAGCAGCAGCCCTCTCCCTCGCCAGTCTGACATCGGCTTCAGTTCCACCAAGTTTTCTTATGTCCTGCTCTGCCTTCAACTGCGCACGCTTACGATCGTTAAGCTCGCTCTGGAGTGTCACCTGGTCTTGCAGTTTATCAAGATAGTCCTGAACGTCTTTTGGGCGCTCTACCATCAAACTGCTGGAGTTGAATTTCTCCTTCGCTTTTGCGGCAAAGTTAATCATGTCGCCAAGCTTGCCCATCATGCCAGCGGTAACACCCGCCTCCTCCCCATCCCGGCGAAGCAGGTCAATCCCTTGCCTCATCGTGCCATTAAGTGTGGCGCGTCCGATGTTAATAGCGTTCTGAGTCTGGCTGAGGCGATTCTGCGCACGCTCAAGATCGAGAGTTGCAATCGCTAATTTATCCTGGGCACCACCTAATGCTTCAGCAGCCTGACGGCCTCGAGTGGTGTTCGTTCCCCAGTTAGCGATCTCCCTTTCTTGCCTCTGAACAGCGGCAGTAGCATCGTTAAATTCTTTCTGTGCGTCGGCTACTGCATCGCTAAGTGTCGGTATGTTCTGGCTTAACTTGCCAATGGTGGCTGCCAACTCGGTATGCGACATGGTCTGGAACTTAGCGCTCAGTTCATTGACGCTATCTGCCAAGTTATTGGCATCATCTCTGGCCTCTTTAGCTCGCTGAGAGAAATATAAAATCGCACTGGCCGCTAGCATGGCAGCACCAGCGGGGCCACCGATGAGAGACAATCCTCGGCTAACCAACCCTGCTCCTGTAGACAATCCAGCCTGTGCCGCTTTATTTGCTTCCAGAGCGCGATTGTAATTATCAACAGCGCCAGCGGCGGCTACGCGAGCGGCAGATAAGCGTTGCTCGGCAGCGGCGGCATTCGTCGCGCTAACCGCCGTCTGCTTCATCATCTCCGCAAGGCGGATCTCGTCCAGCGCCCGTTCTTTTGCGACGGCGGCTGCGCGGAGATCGGCGGCAGCTTTATTTGCAACGGCTTGCGCCGCCTGCATCTCTGCTGCTGACTGATTTCTTGCAGCAACTGCGGCCTTTACCTTCGCAGCGGTAGCCATTGTCAGTGCACCAACATAACGGCTACCCATAACAGCAGCAGCGGCGGTCAGGATGGCACTAAGAGCGCCGATGTTCTCACTGACGCTGATTACGGCATCGTTGAAAATCGCTGTGCCGGTTTTCACCGTGGAGTTTTCACCAAAGAACTTGGTGATGTTGTTCCCGGCTACCTGCAACGCCTGACTGATAGTTGTCGTGGTATTGGCAAACTCATTGCCAATCGTTACCCCCTGTGAAAGTAACCCGTTAACCACAACATCAGTAGTCAGTTTTCCAGCGGCTGCCATCTGACGCATCTGCCCAATGCCAACACCCATAGAGTCGGCAAGTGCAACTATCAGACGGTTGCCCTGCTCATTCACTGAGTTAAATTCTTCACCGCGCAGCGCGCCAGATGCCAGCCCCTGAGACAACTGGATAATAGCGTTTTCGGCCTCTTGCGCGGTCGCACCGGAGACAACAAACCCTTGGTTGATGATGGTAGTCAGCTTAGCCAGATCATCAGCGCTGGTTCCATATTCCCTAGTTGCTCGCTCCAGCCTTGCATACAAAGAAGCTGTAGCGTCGAGGCTGCCGCGAGTTTGCTGCGTGATGTTGAATACTCGCTCAGTAACGTTAACCAGCCGCTCGCTAGGCCGAAGGGCGTTTGCCAGTTTGTTGCTGAGCGTAGTCCATGCGTCGGCGTATTGAGATACCTGCTGCACAGACAAAATTGCCATGAGGGAGGTGGCAACCCGGCTTAGGCTACCGAAGGATGATGTTAGCGATGAAGCTGCCTTATCTGCGCGGTTGAATCCACCTTCCATGCCGTCTGTTATATCACGGACCTGCTTATCAGCACGCAGTAGCTGAGCCGTATCAGCCTTAATTACATATTCAATATCACCTACGTTCTCGGCCATTTCATTTTCTCCGGGCAATAAAAAACCCCGCCGGAGCGAGGTTTGTTTATCATGATTATTATTCAAATATGGTTGTCATAGATCAGATCTAAGACCGCCTTTGCTTGTCGGAAATATTTCACATCAAGATTTTCATCGACCGGGCTTTCGTATGGCCACCTTGTATAGCGAGTAGATACTGAGCTCTGTTTGTCAATTGACTCAATAATCTTAACGGAATCACTGGATGAAAAAACTCCGCCTTCGCCTGATGCAATAGGCTTGTCCTTGCCGATTCTTACGTAAGCAAGAGTACCCGGGAAATGTTCGCCACCAACAAGCACGTTGTAGCCTGCTTTATCTCTGAAAACATAAAAGCTTTTATGGCTTACATAACAAGTCACTTCGTCAGTCATTGCATCGGTCTTACAGGCGGAGTTCCAGGCGCTCTTGTCATTATAATCTTTACCTATAGTGCCAGACGCATCAGAGTGATAAACGTGAACCTTCACTCCATCAATTGTGAATTCCTCTGAAACATGCAATATAGGCGTTTTGATATCATCAGATTTTGCCCATAAATCACAAGTTATCTGACTATCAGGGCGCAATTTTTTTTCTTTGAGAGATGACGGGCTAAACTCAAGGCCTTCACGTCCCGTCGCTGAATAAGAGCTATCCTCGTAAAAATCACAGCCAATGTTTTTGGTTTCAGGAAACCCTTGTAGCCACTTAATGTCTTTTGGCTTCATTTTTCACTGGCGATCGCTAGTGAAGGCAAAAGTGATGCGCATAAACATAATAACCAGAGCCTCTTCATATCCCTATCCCCAACATTAAAAGATGGTAAAATCCTATCATTTGTTGGAGGAGAGGTCAGCAGGAACGACAAAACCCGCCGTAGCGGGTTTCACGTCATATCGTTGCGTAAGCTAAGCCATTTCTGGGAATTCTTCTTCAACTTTGTGCTCAATCGCTTCATGAAGACTTTCTCGTTTGCTCTTCTCATCAAGCAAGGCCAGAGTTTGTCTGTACTCTGGTGCTTTGGCAAATTCTACAAACGCAGCATCAAAGCCAAGACTCTTAACCTTCTGCTCAATAGACTTCAGTGGTACGCGGAAAAACTCCTTGCGGTTATTAATGAGGTTTACTCGATGAGCTGAGAACTCATTATGCAGACTAGCCTCCAGAGCAGGAGCATCATCAGAATAGATAAGTGCATGAATATCGAACTTGAACGGCACAGATGCTGAGCCAAGCTCATTGACTCTCTCTTCAGGCACCAGCCTTCTGGTTAATCCAATCTTATATACACCTTCGCCAAATGCACCCACATTTGAGATAACGTATACATGACCACTGCGGGTGAGTTGAGCCTGAGATTTTGCTCGTTCTGAAAGCTTCCTGGCCTCTTCAAGTTGCCGCTCAAGCTCAGCGATTCTTTGTTCAATTTGTTCTTTTTCTGCACTTGTTGCTTTCTCAAGTTCCTTGCGAGCCCGATCCATCGCTTTTTCGAAGTCACGTTCTGCCTTCTGCTCCTCGCGGATGGCCTTTTCATATTCTCTTTGGGCTTTTTCTTCTTCACGCTGCAACTCACGTTCTTCTCTTAGTATTTCTCGCTCATCTTGCAGCTTCAGCTCCTTTTCATGACAGAGCAGAAGCTCTTCAAGGCGGAGGTTAAGATAATCATACGTGATTCTAATATTCATGGACTCGCCGAACTTATTTATAGCATCGAAAGCGCTCTCAATTCGCTTCTGTAGTTGTTCAACATTACCGGCTTTTATTTTAGCAATCGCTGCATCGCACTCGCTATTGAACGCCCTGACAAGCAGCTTCACGTAGCGCTTAACCATTTTTTTGCCTTCAGCTTTACTGCCATTGACCTGCCAGTCGGTGCTGAAATCACATGCAGCCTCTTGTCTCAACAGGATCTTTTGCCTTTCTTTATTTTTGGTAATGGCTTCCTGATAAGCGACTGAATCATGATAATCGAAGGTTGGCTCATATACACCATAATCAATCATTGCAGCAGCATCACTAACACTGGATAGCTTTTCAGTTAGCTCTACGAGAAGAGCCCGTTTTTCTCTGTACTCTGACTTCAAAGCTGCCAGTTCTGCTTCATGAATAGAAAGAGCCTCCTGCACTGCCTTTTCTTTTTTGTCAAGGGCTGAGCTTTTTTCGTTAACCTCTTTGTCGAATGCTTTACGCTTCCCTTCAATTTCTTGCTGAATGCTTTGTCTGGCACTCTCCTCATCATCAGATAATTTTTTTCTGAATGATTTTTCCTCTTCATCAAGTTGATTGCGTAACCTTAATTCCTCTGCCTCAAGATCTACAATCTTGCTGAATCTCTCCATATCAGCATCAT